GTCGTTGTGAACACGAGGGATTGTCATTTCTTACTTTGACAATCCCGACACTTTCTGATGCTCTCGAAAGAGGTATCGAAAGTGGTACGTTCACATGCCCAACTTCTTTTAGTAGGCATGGAAGTCTCCCGAGATTTCTCTCAGGTTTCTTCAAACGTGTGTTCACTATAGATGGTAGGCTATTGCCTGACTCTTGTCCTCGATCCGTGTTTTGGATCCGGCAAATCTGTAGGTTCTTTAAGAAACCTAAGATGAGTTGCAGTGACTCGCGTAATAGAGCCGCTGAAGAACAGTTTCTAGCAATAGAAGGCGAACTCCGCCGTATGACACCTCTAATTGAGAGGAAGGATGAACTCCTTGACAAGATTGCAGGAATCTTATGGTCTCAGGTATTTCCTGAGCCTGATTACCTTGATCTTGTTTGCCATCACGGTCCTGGGGTCACTGCTGATCGTTGTCTCCCTAATGAGAGGCATCGCATCAGTAAGTGGAACCATAGATCGGAATTTACCTACCCCTCCGACCTACATTGCTTCCCCAACTATGGGGTCGCAGCTAGGTACGGAAGTACCGGGGCAGGTACCATCGAAGCCGGGGGAATTGAATACCTCCCACTCAGAGAAGAACTCTCTGTAAGGGTTGTATTCGTTCCTAAGACTTTGACGGCGCCACGAGTCATTGCGATTGAACCCTCCCATATGCAATTTATGCAGCAGTCCCTAAAGGACTATGTATATAACATATTGGAGAGTCATCGTCTGACCAAACAGTCAATCCGTTTTAAGGACCAAACTGTTAATCAGAGACTCGCTTACAGTAGCAGTATCGATAGACGACTAGCAACGCTAGACCTGAAAGATGCTTCTGATCGAGTGCATTTGCACCTTGTTCAGAGAATCTTTAAGACCTCAGGGATCCTCGAGTACTTAGAGGATGCTCGTTCGCTACACGCTACTCTCCCAAGTGGGAGGAACATAGTCTTGTTCAAGTATGCGTCAATGGGATCAGCTTTATGCTTTCCTGTTGAAGCAATGGTGTTTTACACCCTTGTTCAATGTGCTATGCACCAACTCGATGGGAGGCGTCCGAGTTCACGATCGATCCGCGATTATAGCAGACAGATCGACATCTATGGGGATGATATTATTGTCCCTTCGATGTATACGGACGTCGTCGTAAGATACCTAGAGAGCTATGCTCTAAAGGTGAACATCAACAAGTCCTTCAGAAATTCACATTTCCGAGAGTCTTGTGGTGCGGACTTTTATAAGGGCGTCCCGGTTAATCCGGTATACGCCCGAACAGAGCCGCATGATGACTTACGACGCTGGGGTGCAGAAGACGTAATGTCTTGGAATGCGACCGCAGACCTCTGTTATTTAAGAGGAATGTGGAAAACATGCCAAGCAATACGCGATCTGCTCAGTCGAGTGGTGAGACGTACCATACCAAAATCAAGCAAACTTGGTTCTGGTTTATCACACTTTAGTTTCATTTACAGTACCGATCTCCGATATAATCGGGATTTGCACTGTTGGAAACAAAAGCGGATACACTACGATCCAATCAAAAGAAAGGATAGTATTGATGGAAACGAACTCGCCTGCCTCAACAAATGGGGACAGCATATTCATGCTTCCACCAGCGGACGAGACTATAACGATTCCCATGCAGTCGCATGCCTGGTTACCAGGCTTTCGAACTGTAGGGAATCTGTTCAGTCAAGTCCAAGTGGAACTGAATGTACGGACCTTGATGTTGACACATCCTTCAGCGACTGCAGCCTACGCAGTGTTTCGCCAAGAAGCGATAATTCAGAGGTTTCCATACCTCGCGAATTTTGCGACTTGGGTGAAATCTGCAACTGCAGTAGCACGGAAGGAGTTCGACCGATTGAAGGAGAGGGAAGAAGTGGAGCCGAATGGCGCCACGACTTCCATCTAGACCCGTTGGAACTCCTTACTGGGAGATCCGAAGGTTTAACCTTCACGTACAGTACGAAGCGCGGCTGCTTCAAGTCGAAAAGCCGATGGGTTAGCCTAGCAGG